AAGGAGGCCATTCATAATGCCTAAAAATTATGAAACTAAGTTTGAAGATTTCTTTAATCTTCCAAATCCAGGCTTACGGTCTTATTTTGACATTGTCAGAAAAGGACAGCCTGATGAGTACAGAACCACCTTTGCAAAAGGGTGCTCAGTGGAAAGTGTTCTGAAAGATTGGAGTTCCACACTTGAATCGATCACTGACAGGTGGCCGACTCTTGTGGAATTTGAAAACGACTTAAAGGCTAAAGTCGGACCTATGTCTATCATGAAGCCATTGTCTGAAAGGCTTGAAGACATAGATCATTACTATGATGACATCCTCCTGTCATCAACGCCTGTATCTGACTCAGCTCTGAATGCAGTAGTATCAGAGTTTTCACAAATTAGGGGCCTAAGAATTAGAAATCAAATTCGTACCATTGATTTAATGAAGAAGTCAACTAATTCGGGATCTCCGTATTTCACTAAACGTAAGTTAGTAGTGGATAAAACTTACCCATGTAAGGTTATTAACTCTAACTATACCCACAGTACCATGCAAATGCTTGACATGGACAATCTCAATGGAGAGGGACCAAATTATTCATGGTCAAGATATGTCGAAGCATTTCCTGAACATGGTGTTTGGGACGCTTGTGCCGTATTAGGATGGAGAGGCCAAGAGGGTGGCCCTACAGATGATGACGTCAAACAGAGAGTGGTTTGGATGTTTCCATTCGCCGTCAATATCTGTGAACTGCAGATTTACCAACCATTAATTGAAAGTTGTCAGAAGTTCAATTTGGTTCCAGCATGGGTTAGCATGGAATCAGTCGACCAACGTATTACACAGATGTTTGATACGAAGGGTGTGGACGACTTGGTTATCTGTACAGACTTCTCAAAGTTTGACCAGCACTTTAACAGTGATATGCAATTTGCCGCGAAGTCTATATTACAAGACTTATTAACCACCGAGGACAAATGGACCTTTTTGTGGCTGGCAAACGTATTCCCCATTAAGTATTCAATTCCTCTTGCTTATGACTATGGTAAAATCCGTTTTGGTAAGCACGGTATGGGAAGTGGTTCTGGCGGAACCAATGCTGATGAAACATTAGCACATAGGGCTTTACAGTATGAAGCCGCTCTCGCAAATAACGCCAAATTAAACCCAAATTCACAGTGTCTTGGGGATGATGGAGTTCTGACATATCCAGGAATTACTGTGGAAGATGTAGTGCGATCGTATACTGCTCATGGCCAGGAAATGAACGAGAGCAAGCAGTACGCGAGCAAACAGGACTGCATATATTTACGTCGCTGGCATCATAAGGATTATAGAGACAAAGGGATATGTGTAGGTGTCTATTCAACCTATCGTGCTCTTGGTAGGCTGATGGAACAAGAAAGGTACTATGACCCAGATGTGTGGTCAAAGGAGATGGTAGCTTTGCGACAGCTGTCCATCATTGAGAATGTTAAATACCATCCTCTACGTGCCGAGTTCGCAGAATTTTGCATGA